AAAGATATAAGGCAGTATGGGATGAATTAGATGATGGATTACTCTATGGAGTATCTGTAGTTGATACTCCTGCTAATCAATACGAATTTGTTATGATGTCTAAGGATAAGATAAATATGAAGGTTGAGGACAAGATGAAGCAACAATTAACTGGTGTGGTTCTAGTACCCAACCAAGTCATTGAAAGATACTCTGAAAAAAGAGGTCACTATGAGGTAATATTTGAAGCAAATACTATTGAAAAGTTTGCCCACAATTTTTTGGACAAAGGGTTTACTAAAAACAGTTGGTATAACCACGACCAAAAGGAAAAGATAGAAAGTTCATCTGTGGTTGAGTCTTGGCTTATCAATGATGAGACTATGGATAAAGCATTTTCGATGGGGTTCAAAAATTTACCGAAGGGTACTTGGATGATAACAATGAAATTAGGTAATGAAGACTGGAAGAAATATATTGAAAGTGGTAAAGCAGTTGGTTTTTCAATTGATAGTTATGTATCATTAGAGAGAATGTTGTTTTCATCTATAGATAACAATAAAAATAATAATAACAAAAAAGAAATCGAAAGTATGGCAAATGTATTTAAGGAATTTATCAAATTTATGTCTGATAAAGAAGAGGATATGAAAGATAAAGAAGAAGTAAAAATGCTAGAAATTCCAATGGAAGAAGGTTCACCTTTAATGGTTGAGTCTTTAGAGGTAGGAATGATAGTAACCAGAGATGGTGAGGTTATGGCTGACTCAGATTTTACCTTTGAGGGTAAAGAATTTGAGACAGATTCAGAAGGTAAAATCAAAGAGATGGATAAAAAAGAAGAAGTAGATGCTTCAGAGGATAAAAAAGAAGAAGTAGATGCTTCAGAGGATAAAAAAGAAGATAAACTTGACTTAACGGATGAAGAAGCTAAAAAGGAATTATTTGATATGATTTCTAAAGACCCAGAATTGGAAGAAGTGCTTAAGTCAAAATATGGAAAGTCTGAAGAAGAATCAGTTCAAATGGCGATTAATATGGCTGAAGAAAACAAAGAAGTAAAGTCAAAATTTGAAAAATTGTTTTTATCTGAGAAGGAAGCTTTAAATGCTACTATCGAATCTAAAGATAAAGAAATTTTAGAGTTGAAAGAACAGCTAGAGGAAACACCAAACGATGGTAAATTCAAAGCTGAAATCAAAATGAATGAAAATAAGAAAGAAAGCACAATGGAGGCTTTGAGTAGAATTGCTAAAAGCAACAATAAATAAATAAATAAATTAAAAACAAAAAATAGAAACAAATGGCAACAACAACAACAGTAACAAGTCAATATAAAGGAAATTTCGCTGGTGAAATATTCGTTGAGGCTTTCAAAAAAAGTGATACTATTGAAAAAGGATTAATCACTGTCCTACCAAATATAATCGGAAGTGGAAATATGCCACAATTAAGCTATTCAGCTGAATTACAGCCATATGCTTGTGGATGGAGTCCAGATGGTGAAGTAACTTATAACGAAAAGAATGTAACTCTGACCAAATTTATGGTAAGTCACGAGTTATGTAAGGAAGATTTTGCGAGTACATTTGCCGCACAAGCCGCTGGTTTATTCTCAGCTAAAGCAGAAGTACCACAAGATGTTCAATCAGCTATCTTAAATGATATCGTTATGAATCTAGGTGCTAGAATTGATGAGTTTATTTGGCAAGGTAACACCGCTGCTTCAGTTAATGGTCTAACTGCATCTTTATTAGCTGACACTGACACTATCGGAGTATATACCGAAGCTTTAACAAAAACAAACGTAGTTGATGCATTGGAAGCAGTATATGATGCGATTCCAGAGGCTATAATCGAAAGTGATGACTTAGTAATCGCTGTATCTCCAAAAGTGTTAAGATTGTACAGACAAAACTTAGCCGCACAAGGTGATAACACTACCGTAAGTTCAAGAGAATTAGATTACTTAGGCGTGAGATTAGAAAGTGTAGGTGCATTATCGGGTGATAAGATTTATGCTTATAGAGTACCTAACGTTGCTTTCATGACAGGATTGGAAGCCGATTTAAACAGAGTTGACGTTAAAGATATGGACGAAATAGATTTAAGCGGTCAAATTAGAACTAAATCAGTTTTAGCAATTGCAGCTGATTACTCATTCGCAAATGAGATTGTTGTATTTGACATTGCGTTCAATTTATAATCAATAACAAATAATAATAACAATTAAGGTGACCCTACCCTATAGTGGGTGGGGTTTTCCTTTTAATAATAAACAAATAAAAACATAAAAATATGAGTTGTGATTTAACAAAAGGTGTAAATGGAGTGGACTGCAAGAATGCAACAGCAGGCTTCAAGAATGCATTCATAGCAAACTATGACGAAAGTTATGATTTTACTACATCATCAGATGATGTTGGTGGTCATACTGTGACTGGATTACCAGTAGGCTTCGAGACATTCAAATTTCCCCTAAAAAATACAGGAAATAACTACAATGAACCATCTAGTTCAAGTAGAGATGCAGGTACAACTGCCTTTAACGGCACTTTGAACCTAGTATTTACTAAAATAGATGCTAAGAAATCTTTTCAAATTAATCAATTAGTTTGGGGCAGACCAATAGTATTTTTGGAGACAAATACAGGTGAGATAATTACAGTTGGATTGACTAGAGGAGTCGAGTTTAATTCTACAGGTAATGTAGAAGGTGCATTGGATGGAGTTAATGCTTATCAATTAGTTGGTACTAGTTCTGAACCAGATAGCTTTTTCTTCCTAGATGAATCAGCCAAGACTGAATTATTCAATTCAGTGGTAACACCAGTATAAATATAAAATAAGATAACTTAAAGAAAAGGAGGATTAAAGCCTGACTAGAGATAGTTGGGCTTTCTTGTTCTTGTTGTTTTTATAACAAAAGATTATGGTCGTAATAAATATAAATGACTTAAAACAAATATATCTCAATACTGACCAAACAATAACAGAGGTTGAGAATGATAATAATATAATTATAGAAGGTGACTTTAATAAAATATCAATATACCCGCGTATATATATGGATAATGTAAAAGTAGTGTTATATGATGAGTTAGATGACGAAGAAATAGAGGAAGAGGTTTATACATCATTTGGTGATAGAGGTCGACAAGATATATACCTAGAGTACTTATTTGAAAATGAAAAAACATATCTTATATCTTTACTGGATGCTGAAACTGAAGATTTAATATGGCGAGGTAGATTACTTTCAACTGACCAAACTGATATACAAAATTACAACCTTTTAGATGATAATGACAATACAGGAATAATAGAAGCTTAAATTATGAAAAAAGATAAAATAGAAGTAATTAATTTAAATAATTATACCAGAGTTAACCCCCAATCATTACTACAGATAGGTAACAAGTACCTTACTAATGATGCTGATAATACTTTCTTTAACTTGGTTGAAGATGCATATCTAGGGTCACCTACTTTACAGGCTGTAATTGATGGATATAGTAACTATATAATAGGTCTTCAACTTAAAGCAGTCGAAGGTATATCTCAAGAGAAACTAGATAGAATCATTTCACGAGAAGATTTATCTCTTTTAGTTCACGAATACAAACTACAAAGAAATTCGCCACTACAGGTCATTTATAATAAGGCAGGTGAGTTGAAAGTAACTAAGATACACTCAATACCTGCTAGAAGAATAGCTATAGATAGACCCAAAGATATGATGAATGAACCAAAAGGTTATTGGTTTAGTTTCGATTGGCAGTTGAGAGGAAGGTTTAAGCCTAGTTTTGTACCAGCTTTTAAAGAAGGTGTAAATAGGGAAAGTGAGATTTATTATCTTAAAGGACATTCACCGCAACCTATGTTTGCCCTACCAGATTGGTTTAGCGGCCTTCAATATGCACAAATAGAGGAAGAGATAAGTAACTATATTAGAAAGCATATAGCAAATAACTTCTCAGCAGGTAAGGTCATTAATGTTAATAAAGGTGAACCTGCTTCAGAAGAAGAAGCTGAAGAGGCTGAGATGATGA